AAATTACCGAATTAGAAGGCATTGCGTCAGAGCTTGCGTTTTGTAAGTACATGAACGTATATCCTGACTTAGAAATTAAGGTTTCGGATTGGGATTGCGTATTGCCTAATGGCGCAAAAGTAGACATCAAAACGACTATGTACTCCACGGGCAAGCTACTCGCGCATCTAAACAAGAAAGGCAAAAAGATTGATGTTTTCGTGTTGGCGCTGGGCAAGTTTCCTCAATATCGTTTTGCGGGTTATGCGCTAACCGCTGATTTGATCCGAGACGATCGGATAACCGATTTAGGGTATGGCCCGACCTACGCGATGCCGCAGTCTGACTTGCGCGACATTGAGGAACTGCGGGGTTAGCATGAAATTTATTCACGATACGCCATTTACGCCCGCCTACGTTCGCAATGAGTTTTTGTACAACCAGCAGTCAGGGTTTGGCGAGTTTACCGAATGCACCGTGTTTGGGTTCCGCGCTGAGTCTGCGCGTGCGCCAATGTTTCAGGTCATGTTAGCCAATGGCGCGCAGTGGGCTAGGGTTCCTATCCACGCCTTATGCGATAAGCCCTGCGAGGCTCTGGGGCTGTCTCTGTGCGCGTGGTGGGACAGCTTCGGGTACACCGCCAACGTCCATGCGTTTGAGTTTTTAAAGAATCATCGCGTACAGGCACTAGGCCGAGATAAGGTCATTCGGCACGGTCGCTATTTATTCACAATCGATTGGGCGAAGGACAACTGGAGCGAAACGCCGGACCAGCACAAGAATCACCACGTCATCGTGCTTGATGACGGCCCGTGGATCGCTTACCCGAATAACCGACTAATTTGGACAGATCCGAGTTGGATTGAACCGAATGTGGACCGAGGCTGGCAATCTCCCAGCCATAACTACAGCGTGGAGGCATCATGTTAAAACGATGGTTAAAACGGTGGTTTAGTTTTAAGGAGTACGAATGGCGCTGGGTTCCAAATCCCAACGTGCGATGCAGCCGAGGAGGGAGGGATTTTTGGTGAGTGAATACAAAGTTGATCGGCTGAATGCCGAAATAAAACAGTTACAGGCCGAACTTGAATACGTTAAGCGTGTTTTAAGCGGCTATCGCGAAGCGGATAAAGATAGAACCGCAGCCGAGGTTGCTATTTTTGTGGTTGGGCTAATGATTGGTGTAGTAATAGGGTGGTACGCATGATTATCGATAACGAAAGCGAGCCGGGGGCGTGGAAGCGAGAAATGGAAAAAGCCCCGTGGGCGTATGGTCAAAAGCGCGAACCAGACGTGCTTGAGATTCTGACGCGAATGCGCGCACATGGGTTAGACGTGGAGGCCGATATTATCGCTCGCGAACTAGCCCTTTCTTTTCAAGGAAAAACTGCGATTGGCAGCGAATAACGCCGTTTAGTAATCCGCGTATTTCAGGGTGCGAGCAACCGTACCCTTCGCCGTTCCACGGACATAGCCATACGCAATGCGTACACAAGTCGGGGCTATACCACTTGTCCTCGGAAGTAGGCTTTTCCATGCTCAACTACGCATAACTCGGGTTGCAGCAAACGACCCTCATTGTAAGTCAATACGACAAATCCAGAGGCCCAATTTACCGGCCCTGCTTCCGTGTAATTAAATTGCGGGCCATACGGCTCTGACATTGTCCCGGCATCAATCCCATATCGACGGCCTCTGTAGTCGCTCCACGGAGTTACTTGGAGCTTGTGAAGGTGTCCGTGGACGTAATGAATACCCGCCCTTAGCGTGCTGTTATAGGCGCTATGAATGCCGCCTGAGACGGGTCTATGACGCACAGCGGTCCAGCTGTCGGTGTTGGGGTTAATGTTGATTAGCCATGAGGCTTCCCAGCGGGGAAGGTAATCTAGCAGCGTCATGCCGGTCATTTCTTCAAACTCAGAAACGCGGCCAGATAAGTAATTTTCAAAGCGTGAGTCGTGGTTGCCGATCGTGCGGAGTAGTTTTGCGCCTTGCGCCGCTCGTTCAATCTCAGCACAGCGATCCTGCACCGCGTGGATTTCGTCTTTCAGTTCGGGCTGCTTTTCCCACATGATGCGGCTGTGCCGAGAGATACGTGCGCCGTCAAGGATGTCACCATTCAAAATGACAGTTTGCGGCTTGAGTTTCTTTGCCAGCCGGCAAAATGCTTGATGCGCTTCGGTCACAACACCGGGCCAGTAGTGACAATCGGAGGCAATCATCACCACGCCGTCCGTAACTTTAATCGGTATATCCCGCTTGTATACACGCGCACGAGTTTCAGCTAACTGATCTGCTTTTCGTCCTGCCTGAGACTGTTTTGATAATTTATTTTTGCTGATGCCGTTCGTGCCTGTGTATTTCAGCACAATTCCATAACGCGCTTCGATGTCGCGCCGTCGCGTAAACACGGCTCGGTAGGCAATTTTTAACGCGGTGGCTACTTTTTTTGCTGAACCTAATCGCTGCCAAGCCGAAATAAATTCTTCGTCAGTGCTATATCTAGGCATATCATTTCATCGTGGTCAGCATTTGCTGGAGCAACACCGCAAACCTGTCTGCAAACTCTTCATCTTTGCTGATTTCGTAGTAGCCCGCCGTGTCGCAGATCGCATGGACTACCTCGTGAAGAAACACGGTTTGGCGGTATGTGCCTTTCAGCGTTGAAACAATCTCAATGCGACACTCAGACGGCATCCACATTGCTAACACGTTTTCGCCCCATTGCCACTTTTTAACGGGGACGTTAACAACTTTGATTTTATGCGGACCTAATAAAAAGGATCGCGGTATCCCATCGTCTCGCATGACACCCCCTAGTATGACCAAACATTCGGGCGAGGCGGTTGCTCCAGTGTGTCTAAGTGTATGAAACGACTGCTACCTTTTTGTTGCACTCCAATGCCAGTAAATCCAAGCTCAAATGCTAACTTCAAAAGCTGATATGCGTCTTGCCCTTCCACGCCTACGTCACACGCGCACCCTGATGCGTGTGCGCCGGGTGTGGCCTTTTTAGCTTCAATGGGATGCTGCGCGCAACGGAACCCTGACGTGATACGCATTGGCTTGCCGTACTTTATGCGAAGCGCTTGGAGCTTTGACATAAACGCTGGCGTCATCTGGTTTGCACCGCAGTGAGTACAATCAAACTCAACTTTTGTGAAATTCTTATAAAGCGACCAATCAATCATTTTGACACTCCTTTGAACTTCTCAAAGGTGCGAAGACCACCCAAGCCCAACATACCCAGCAGAATCGTCATCAGGCTATCCATATCAAAGACCGGCAGGGGCGGGAGGACTTCACCACTCAAAATGACCAAGAACGACACGACAGGATATAAAACAAAATGCCACGCGAGGGCCACGCCGCAAGTCCAGCCTATGAACGGACGCCACCCCGCGACAAAGGGGCTACGGTTGCTTGCTTCAGCTTTGTTAACTTCGATCTGACCCTTGGCAATCTCCTGCGCGTGTCGCTCTGACATCGTGGCGAGTTCATGCGCGAGTTTTGCTTTCTGGTCTTTGTCTTCGATGAATTTGTCTAGCAGGGCGGTAATAGGCCCAATGAGCGTCTGAATCATTTGTCAGCCTTGTCGTCCAACTTGTCCCAGATACGTCCGAGGATGGTCTTAATCTCATCAATGTCAGCGCGGTAATCAATGCGAGTCACATACGTCAGTGGCATCTGCCGCACGTCCTTATCTAAGCGTTCGATGCTGCGGCTGATGTTGTTTAGAATCCAGCCGCCAAACATACCCGCCACACCGACAATGATGTTGAAAAGAAGTTGTCCGTCGTCCATCTCATTTCTTCTCTGCTAGAGCCTGTGTGGTCACCACGCGCAAGACCAGATTCGCCATCGCGCCTGTCATCAGAATTAAGGCTGACGTTTTGGCCCCAAATAGGGTGGTGAGCGATGCACTAAACATCTCAAGTGACGCCAATAACGCTAAAAGCACGTTCCACCAAACCGTTTTGCTTTTAAGTGCGCCTTTGAGGGTTTGCATGTCCATTAGTTAGCTCCTTTTAGCGCAGCCACTTCTGCTTCCAAAGCCTCAATGCGGGTCATGGCTTCTTGCAGGGCTTT